CCTGCGACCGGGACGGGTGGGACTGTTCCTCCCATCCCCCCCACCGCATCTTGATTTATGCCATACCAGCCAATTTCCGATTTTCGTGGTGGACTTGATGCGCGCAAAATGTTCCTGGCGTTGCCGGCGGGTACGCTGACGCAATGTGTCAACGCACACATCAACCAGGGGGCCGAGATCGAGAAGCGAAAAGCGTTCGTTTTGAACACGATCCCCTATGAAAGTACATTTCCGACGTTTGGCTGTTGTGGTGGGGTGACGGGCACTGGTATTTATATTTTCGGCTCGGGGAGTCTTTCAGGTGGTACGGCACCTAATTCTGTGACGCCTGGGGTATATCCATCACCGATGATTTACCAGATGATCACACATCCCGCCGTGAGCGCTGGGTTGGCTTATGTTTCAGGAACACACAACCTCGTTGCCGTCATTTGTTCAGAACTGTGGGGGTCGTTTCCTTTCGTGGTTTGTAAATTCGCGGATGGTGGAATTTTCCCATACTACAATGGAGTTCTGCTTCAGGACTTCACGGCTGGTGTCGTGATGGCATATATGGTGGGGACAAATTCATACATTGCGAGCGCCTTGGCCACTCTTGCCAATAATTCAAGCCTGTACAACGGACTGGCCATCGGAACAGCACTTGAACTTTTCAGCCAACCGGGTTCATCGTTCAACGCCGCCATTACGATCAGCAGCCAGAGTGGATTTATTGTTTCGACGACCGGGAATCTGAATTATCCGACAGCAACGGTTGCTTACAATAATGGTTCGGTTGCCACCCCATCGAACACGCCGGACGGAACGACAATACAACTCGGGGGCCAGGTTTACAGGTTCAAGAATGTCATGCAGGCGGCCTTTGACGTGCAGATTGGCCAGACGTACGTTCAAACGACCCAAAACCTGTTTTACGCCATAAATTTGAGTGGTACGGCTGGTAGTACTGGAAGTGGAGCAAACTATTACACCGGCACCGTGAAAAACGCGAATGTTTATGCGTCCTCATTGATTCAATCGCCAAACCCGACGTTTACCATGACGGCTACCGCTCTGAACCAGGACGGCGAGAATGCAAACAACATCCTTGGGGTTACCTTGGTGGAGGAGGCGGCCACGGTGTTAAAGAGTCAGGGCGCGCAAGCGCAGGGACAATTCCAAGTTGTGGCCGGACCGAGCCTGAATTTCATTGAACCGAACGCGTCAGGTGTTTTGTATGGACCCGTTACGGGGTCCGGGACTACGCTTAATGTACAGCCTGGTTCAATGATTTATGTGTCGAAAATTATCAATGGTAATTTTTACAACGGATATTATTTCGTTTTCCAGTCGGATTTAACGACTGTTACATTAGATTGCGCAGTACAAATAGGTTCTTCTCTGGCTCTTACACTTCAAAACCTGCAATATGCGATTAACGGTACCGGAACGCTTGGGGTTAATTACAAATACCAGGGTGGTGGTAATGTGAATTCCAACATTTCTGCCTCTGGCGCAACAGGTTCTAACTTCATAATTACCCTTACGAGTTTGTCATTTCCAGGTAATAATATTGTGGTTTACCCGGATTATTATCATGATAGTGCTACAACCAATTTAACTTTTAAACCAACAGGAGGCACGCCATTTTCCGGAAGTTCTGGGTATGTCTTCCTTGGTGGTGTGGTTGGAATAAATTCAATAACAATCAATGCGATTGCGGCCACTGGAACCATAGCCAGCAATGGAAGTCTCCCGGCGAGCGGATCAACCCTTGTTGTGGCAGGGACAAGTTATAATCTCGTCTCAAGCCTTCCAAGCACGCCAGTTGAAGGAAATATCTTGATTGGTTTAACAGCAAACGACACCTTGCAGAATATAATTGAGGCTATCAACCAGACCGGCGTTTACGGGGTGAATTATCAGGTTAGCAGCATGAACCCGAAAGTTTCTGCTCTGCCATCGCTTCAATCCGGGATTATTCGGGTGATAGCCCGGACGGCCGGATCGGCTGGAAGTTCGCTGCAAATCACAACAACAGACGGCACCTACACAGTATCGCCGACATTACAGGGTGGAGCTGATACAACCAATTTGATTCAAATAAGTGTTCCCTGGCTTAATGGCCAGACGCTGCAACAATTCTGCAACAGTGTGTCGGCGGCCATCACCTCCTATCAGGGCACCAGTGGATTTTACGCGGTGAACAAGAGCAACACGATTTATATTTACGCAAGCACGTTTGACAGTTATCCGAATTCCGCGGTCATCAGTGTTACGGCGATCGGGGTTGCGTGCGGGTTTTTGGGGTTGAATTTCGCATTTGCGCAGACAATATCCGGGGCAATAACCGGTGCTGGATTCAATATTGGGGCTGGCGGTTTACAAATCAATGGAACGCAATTGCTTTCGTCCGAGTCTGGCGCACCGCCTTTTGTGATTGGAGGAACGGTGCTAACACTTTCCCAATTGGTAGCAAGCATTGCGGCCAACATCAACTCGAACACCGCTAACGGCGTCAACACCACCTGGATGGCTGTTCCGAATGGGACTGCGCTTTATTTGTCGAACATCGTCACAACCAGCAACGACGCTCCGCAGACCATCACATATGGAACGGATTCCGTCGGCATCGGTAGCTCATCCGTTCTGGAAGTCGGTTCGATCGGAAATGCCAGTCTTAGCGCCATTGTGACGCCGGATTACATCGGTTTCACTCGGATAAACAATGTGACGGCAAATTATTCACCAATCGTTGCCACCTGCACGGCGGCTGGTGGTTATCCACCGTACATTTACAACTGGCAGTATGTGAGCGGTGACACTGGTTTTTATGTGACCGATTCAACCAAACAAAATGTGACATTTGGCCGACAAGATAATAATGGAAGCGACACGGCTTTCTGGTCCTGTTCGGTAACTGACTCGCAGGGCAATTCAGCCACGAGTAATTCAGTAGAAATTTACCAGCCATGAGCAACGGACCATTCATCCTTCCTCAGAAATTGACCACCACCGCCAATGCGGTTGGCGGAGGAATTGACGCGACCGATGGCCGAGGGAATGAATATCTTTTCGGCGTCACCGGGACATTCCAGCAGAACGACGAGATCACTCTAATAGTCACGGATAATTCCAACGGGTACCAGACACAGATCGGTGCCGGATATGCGTCCAATGTAGCGCCAACATTCTGCTACACTTTCAACCAGAAAATACATGCCTTGGAAGGATCAAGCGATTATTTCAGCGCCCTGGGTTTGCCGACCACCTGGAATGATCCTACCGCGGCCGGAAACGGATTTGTCACCATGTCGAACTGGTTTGCCAGTCCGGCATCAATGCAAGCCATCGCCCCCTATCAAGGGCGGTTGCTTTTCGCCTGCCGGGATTATGTGATGATATGGACGGTGGATGCTGACCCGGCGAGCAACATTCTGAACCAAACGCTCCCCAACATCGGCACCTATGCTCCGATGTCCGTGCAGGCGGTTGGGGATATGGATGTTTACATGCTTTACGACTCTGGCGTCCGGTCCGTGCGCGTGCGAGACGCGTCAAATAACGCAATCATGGCAGACATCGGGACGCCGGTTGACCTTCTCATTCAATCGGCGGTGGCTGGTTTAACTGACGCCCAAAAATCGGCGGCCTGCGGGGTGGTTGACCCGGCGGCAAACCGTTACTGGCTTTACATCCCGGGACCGACCGGAAATCCGACTGCCGGATTGATCTATGTTTTTTCATATTTCACAAGTTCTGGCGTTGCCGCTTGGTCCACCTATCAACCGACGTATCAGCAGACCATAACACCATTCCGGACCACTTATCCCAGTTCCGGAACACCAATCATTAGCTATGGCGTTTTGTCGGATGCTGGCGATCAATACGCATGGAATCCTGGACCCAACGAAGTTTCAATGAGTTACAACGGTGTGATTTACACGCAGGGAACGCTAATCACCACTGTCGCTGGGGATTCCAGTTTAATTGTGACAGGAAAGGCGCTTTCGGCCACCTATACGGGACAATTGAACATAATAAAGCCTTTCATCCCTTTGAAATTCGAGATTTACGCCGGGCAAGTCTGGTGTTTGGGACAGTTGGCGACTGGTTACGCGTTGTTCCAATATGGTGGCCCTGGGAATTCTGTTTACGAAAATTGCGGAGTCCAAGCGGTGACGCCTTATATTGACAGCGGACTACCGGGGCACCGGAAGACTTTTGAAGGGATCGAGGCTGCCTTTGTCGGGACGTGGGGGATCAGTGCGAGCGCGGATTACACGGCCAACAATTTCCGGTCGGTTTACCTTAACAACGCCTCAACCTATTATTTCCAGAAAATCGGGTGGGCTGCCCGGGGAACGCATTACGCTTTGCAGTTCAATGAGTTTTCGACCGGATATGCGAGGTTGAGCAATGCGTTGGTCCACTTTGCGCCACCGCCGCAGGGGGCTGAGAAATAATTTGAAAGTGCTGGTTGTTTGGGGTATGGTCAGCATGTAAGCGCCAGGTGCCCCCGCCGGGGTCATCTGGCTTTTTTTATGATTACAATCATCAACCTGAAAATGCGGGGGCGCGAGTGAGCCTTTTCGGTCCATCTGTACAGGCTGGCCCAGCCGTTCAATCCGAACAGCAAAACCAGGCCCAAATCGCGCAGGGTGAAGGCCAAGTTCAATCCAATTTCGCCGGGTTCAACCCGGATTTTTACAACAAATACACCCAAACGACCCTCGGGGCGGAGACACCGCAACTGATGAACCAGTATGCGACGAGCGGCAAAAACCTAACCTACGCCCTGGCTCGCGGCGGCAACCTCCAAAGCAGTGCCGCACAGCAGGAGAACCAATCTCTCCAGAAGCAACTGGGAGCTAATGAAGCGAGCATTGCAAACCGGGCGGTTGACCAGACAAATGCCCTCAAGGCCAATGTCAACAATCAGGAATCCCAGTTGGACAACCAGGTCATTCAAGGGGGCAGTCCTTCAGCAATCAATTCGCAATCACAGGCGATGGTAGCCGCTGATCGAGCACCGGCCGCAATTCAGCCGATTGGAAACCTTTTTGCTGACTGGGCCAATGATTATATTGCTGACAAATCCGCCCGGGCATTCCAAGGAAACGGACAGGCACCATT